TCATCAGGACCAGCAGCGATTGATGGGACGCACACCCATACCCTGTTGGAAAACTGTCTTAACATGCGTCTGAAGTCCGCTGACCCGTTTGTTGGTCAGACACTCAAGGACGACGATGGGTCGTTCACTGTGGATCAGGAGCGGGTCAACAGGGTCAATGTGGCGCTGGATTACATCTGGCAACGCTATGAGGAACTGACCACGGAATCCCAGATCCCCGAACTGATTGCCGAACAGAAGATCAACCCTGGTGCTTACCTGCAACGGGATGACTGCACCGGCACCTGTGATGTCCAGATCAAGACGGATCACTACCTCGAAATCATTGATTACAAGGACGGGATGAATCCCGTGGCAGCAGAGAACAATGTGCAACTAATTCTCTACGCCATTGGTGCCATTATGGAAGATAAACGGTATGAAGGACTGATCTTCCGAGTCCAAATGACTATTATCCAACCCAAACTGGCACTCAGGGGGATGTCACCCGTCTCCACATGGATTATTACATCTCAACAACTCGCTGAACTTGCTGATGACCTGATGGACGCAGCAGCGAAGACCGATGATCCCGATGCACCTTACACCCCTGGCGACCATTGCCGGTACTGTAAGCACACCGCCTGCCCTGCACGACTGAACGATGCCGTGGAGAAGTCCGGTGTCTCCTTCGACAATCTGGACAAAGTGATTGAACTATCTGGTGAAGAACCGGATGAGATGACCGATGACCAGATCCGTCAGATCATTGAGTCGGCACCCATGATCAAGCAGATGATTGAGGTTGCTGAAAAAGAAGCACTTAGGCGTTTCGAGATGGGGAAATCCATTGACGGTCTGAAAGTGGTAACAGGACGTGGTAGCAGAGAATGGAGTTTACCCGATGATGAAATGGCGACCAGACTCACGAAGATGGGCGTTCCGAAAGCCAGTGTCTATGTTACCAAGCTCATCTCTCCCGCTGGCGCTGAGAAACTTAAATGGGAAAAGCGTAACGGAGAAACCAAGACCCTCTCTGATCGCCAGCTTAAAATGTTGGAGCAGGAGTATATTTCCAAAAAGTCAGGGAGACTGACTGTTGTTACCATAGACGATCATCGTCAGGCTGTTACGCTCAATGTTGCTCCCATGTTTGAGTCGGTTGGTGATGGATTACCAAGTTGGTTAGCGTAAGGAGTCGTTATGTCAGTCAAGATTGTTAAGGTAAATCAACTCAAAAAATATTATCAGTGTGATAATAAACATTATCATGACAGCAGAAAAGAAGCTGTTAATTGTAACAACCTACAACCAACCGTTAAAGGAGAAGTAAAATGAGTGAAATTATTATGTTGTCAGATGTTAGATTGTCATTCCCGCACCTGATCGAACCACAGAAGGACCAGACCAATGACGGGAAGTTCCGTTTATCCTACAATGCTGAGTTCATCATGCCTTCCGACCATAAAGGGTTCAAGCAGTTCATGGGGCGTGTTGGTGAAATTGCAACAGCAGAGTGGAAAGAACACGCTCAGAGTGTCATGCAGATTATTGGTCAGGATCGTAAACTGCGTTGTTATGGTCAAGGTAAGGACAAAGTGAGTCAGAAAACGTTTCAGGTTTATAGTGGTTATGATGGGAATGTTTACATTACCGCTGGTTGTACCACCATCTCTGATAGTCCTGATGCTATCGCCAAACGCCCCCAGATGATCCAGGCTGATGGATCGCCAGTCGATCCGATGAACACCATGGCTTACCAGCAGGTTGCCCGTAAGTTGTACGGTGGATGCCGTGTCAATGCCGCTGTCAGACCATGGCCGCAGAATAATAAACATGGTCGCGGTATCCGTTGTGACCTTATCGCTGTTCAGTTCCTTCGCGATGATGAAGCGTTTGGTGAAGCTCCTATCGACGTAACGGACTACTTTGGTGCTGTGAAGACTGATGACGCACCGAAGTCTGAAGATACTGGTGTCATGCCTCCATTTTTAACGTAAATAGTTATACGGTGGTCAGGGGAGACTCTGACCACCGCAGTTAAGGAGTCAGTGTGAAAGATTATGTGTATGACATCGAGACATTCTTGAACGTCTTCACCATGTGTGTTGAACACGCTGACTCAGGACTCCGTTGGGCATTCGAGATCAGTGACCGGAAAGATGACTCCAAACAGATCATTGATTTCATGTACTATCTGGCGCAATCAGGATCACGGATGGTCGGGTTCAATAATCTGGGTTTCGATTATCCTGTTTTGCATACTCTGATCCGCATGGGGAAGTCAGACGCTTACTCCCTGTACCTGAAGGCTCAAGCGATTATCGACTGTGGTGACGATGAGAAGTTCCAACATCTCGTGTTCCCCTCTGATCGTTATGTAGAGCAGATTGACCTGTACCGGATTCATCACTTTGATAATAAGGCACGAATGACCAGTCTCAAGGTGTTGGAGTTCAACATGAAGATGGATAACATCTCTGACCTCCCGTTCAAACCTGACTCATCCTTGACCTCTGACCAGATCGACACCCTGATCGCTTACAACTGGAATGATGTTGAAGCGACCAAGCAGTTCTATTACCAGACCATCGAGCAGATCAAATTCCGTGAGGAACTGACTACCAAGTATCCTGGTCGCGACTGGATCAATTTCAACGATACCAAGATCGGCAAGGAATACTTTATCATGGAGCTTGAAAAGGCCGGTGTACCACTTTACAACTACGGCTCCAAAGGTAGAACACCGCGACAAAGTAAGCGTCCAGTGATTGACCTGAACGATGCCATACTCCCATGGATCAAGTTCGAACGTCCTGAGTTCCAACGGGTTCTGGACTGGCTCAAGGGTCAGAAGATTACCGAGACAAAGGGAGTGTTCAAAGACTTAAGTGCGGTGGTCGATGGGTTCAAGGTAGTTTTTGGTCTTGGGGGTATCCATGGTTCAGTTGAGTCAGAGGTCATTGAGGCCGATGGTAGCGATAGTATGATTATCGACATGGATGTCAAATCCTATTATCCTAATGTTGTGATAGCGAGTGAGTTTTATCCTGAACATTTAGGTAAAGATTTCTGCGTATTTTATAAACAGTTATATGAAATGCGTAAAAAGTATCCGAAAGGTTCCATTGAAAATGAAATGTTAAAACTGGCTCTCAATGGCACCTATGGTGATACTAACAGTAAGTTCAGTGTGTTCTATGATCCTCTTGTTACAATGAGAACTACTTTAAATGGTCAATTATTTTTATGTGTTTTAGCTGAACGTTTAATGAATATATCATCCGTCAAATTAATCCAGATGAACACGGACGGCTTAACTATTAGATGTAATGAGTCCGTTCTTGATGACATTAATATAGTATGTAATGAATGGCAGACAATAACTAATTTAGAACTTGAACAAACATATTATAATAAAATGTTCATACGTGATTGTAATTCGTACCTCGCCAGATACGTTAACGGGAAAATCAAACGCAAGGGAGCCTATGACCATGAGCAAGCGTGGCATCAGAACCATTCGGCGCTTATCGTCCCAAAGGTCGCGGAGAAGGTACTTCTGGATGGAGTGTCGATTCGTGAGACTGTTGAGTTCTGGCAGGACAAATATGATTTCTTACTGAGAACCAAAGTTCCACGGAGCGGGTATCTGGCTCTGGAGAACCAGCAGGTTCAGAACGTATCACGGTATTACGTTGCCAAGGGTGGTAAGCGCCTGTGGAAATGGTTGCCACCACTCAAAGGGAAACAGGACTGGCGTAAGTTCGCTATCCATTCGGGATGGGGAGTCCATGTGTGTAACGACATCAGTGACTACGGGACTCTCCCCATCGACTATGACTTTTACATTCAAGAGATCGAGAAGATCACGATGGGGTTGTCATGAGCCATATAAAACAAACACTACCGGAAGATTTGTTCGACAATTACCAAGGTGAATCACAAATCCAGATGTTCTCTCCCATGGAGTCTCAGATAGCGGGGGATCATTACCGGAAGATGAAGATGCAACCGGTGGAATTCATCCATGTTAATAACATCCCCTACATTGAAGGGAGTTGTATCAAGTACCTTTGCCGCTGGCGGGACAAGGGTGGTGTACAAGATCTGGAGAAGGTGAAACACTTCATCGATCTACTCATTGAACTGGAGAACAAAGATGAATAAATACTACGTAGATAATGACATGGTGGAACATAGTTGTTGTTGTTGTTGTTGTTGTTGGGGAAGTACCGTTGTATGTAAGTGTAAAGAGGGTGAAGGTCAATATGGTATGGGTGTTAAATTGATATGTGAATGTCGTGACGAAGAATCAGCATAATGGATTTGTGACGCGTTGAACGC